GGACATTATAGCTTTAAGCTAAATTTAGGATTAAATTACAATATTGTATGCTAGTTGTAGCTGCAATACCGTCCCAAATTATAGATACAGTAAATGTATCTGTACCATTAAACGCTAAAATATTCTCAATCATAAGAGTGGGTGTTGTAATTGTAGTTCCTGCAAATCTAGTTTGACCTAGAACAGAAACTGCATTTTTCACTATATACAAAGTAAATGTAGTAGCTTCAAATGCACTACTTATGGGTACAACTGTAGCACAAATTCTATAAACCCCCGCCGGGGGTGTAAAAGAAGTAGCTGTAGTTGCGCCTATAGGAAAGATTCGAAGTGGATCATATTTACGAGTATTGCTGAAAACAACTGGAAGAGGAACATTGTCGGTTAAAAGCTGAGTAACTCCATTCTCAAAGAATGAAGTCTGCGAAGGCCTTAAATCAAGAATGCTATTAGGATTAATCTGCGGAACAAAAAGTTCAACAGTATATTCTATAAATAACTTTCCAACAGCTGATACAACACCGCTGTTATTAATACATAAGTGGAATTGTCCACAATCATATGTTTTAGGATCTCCTGCAACAGCTGTCGTCCGGATGAACTTCCGGGGACCTAAGGCATGCATTTGAGATATATCACAGGTAAAAGTATGAGGTTCCCATAAGGAACCAGACTTAGCCCGTGGATGATCTAGTGCATCAACCTCTAAAACTGGGGGAGGATCTAAAACATTATAATCTGCTAATAACATCACATCACCAGCTACACTAGTACCAACAATAGGTACATAATGGAACTGTAACTTTTTAAATCTATACTGCTCATATTGTGAAGCTTGTATAGATAACCAGGGAAAAGATTTCTTATCACCTGGTTGAAGGTTAAATGATGCAGCGACACCAAAGGCGGTCGAACCAATTATAGAGCCCTCTATGAGTTCTCTATGAGATATCGTAACAGATCCTTTACTAGAAGTAGTACGAGGAGCTGAAGATATCATAGTTCTGCCAATTGCGGCTGGAGCATAAGATGTTAAAGCTTTCCGAGGTATAGGGTAACTCTTGATTCTTCTAGAACCAGGAGGATCCTGTCTTAAAACAGAAGACATAGCACGTTGCACTGCAAGAATAGCAGCACTCTTAGCAAGTCCTCTAACTGTTGTAGGATCTCTTCCACCTCGTGGGACTCCACGTAATCGTTTACTTGAGGATTCTCCTCCTGCATTGATTACAAGTTGTTCTTTCATTAATTTATTTATATTTTTTTGCTTGAAACACCGGATCCTGCCAAGCGTAGCACGACTATACATCTCATACAATTTGACTCCTACCCGTGTAGTCTGTCGGCATTTATGTCAAGGACAATTTAGCACGGAAGTATTAAGTTAAATTTAAACCAAAAATAACACCGTTTTGGGTAGTAAAGTATAAGACCCGATAGGGGCTTAAACCCATTCCGACCTCAAAGTCTAACGATTTAAGAACCATAAGGAAAGAAAGTGTCAAAACATTTCTTTTTAAGAATTTTATATTATTAGATTAAAATCCCATACATAAATTCGAGAATCTCAAGTTGATGTTCAGAAAGTTCACCTTCTTGCCGGGTTAAAACCGGTAAAGAAGGAAACTTACGATATTCAGGCGCAATGCCTTCTATCTCTGAAAAATATTCTTGGGAAACAGGAATTTTGCTGATGCGGTTAAACAGGCTCGGTTTACTAGGTGCAGATAATATTTCAGCTTCTGACATCTCTGCCATATGCGGTAAATAAGTATCATTCCTAACGGCTCGGTTAAACTCGCGCATCAAGGATTTAGATGGTAATCTATACTTTAGTATTACATCAGGTACAACTATAAGTTGAGATAATGTGGGAGGAGAAACTCGTTCAAAACCTTCAAAAGGTTCAAAAGTAGAAAGTTCATCTATATCAGATTCTAGATATAGCTCTTTCTGTCCTTTGAACTTTTCAAAAAAGGGTAAATAGGAACTCGTTCCATCATCAACTAAAGCGGAAAAATACTTCTGAGGATACTTCCCCTTCTTAAGTTCAATACGAATATTGAATAAGAGAAAGGAGGCAAACCTTCGTTGAAATACAGTGAAATTAATAAAAGGTTCAACTTCAGGGAATAATTTAAAACCCAAACCACCGAGGTGGATAGGAATAAATAAATTAAATTTTCCATCAGAAGTCATCTTTTTAATATTTTCAATATTATAATGTATAAAACGTTGGTGAGCTCTATATCTGTCAGAGGCATAACCGACAGCTATCTCATATAAATCACCTAAAGGTAAGGATCGGGTTTTATCCCTCATAGTTCCTTTAGATTGGGCTGTTAAAAGTCCAGGATTCATATAAGATACCTCTTCGAATCTCCAATCACCTATGAAATTAGTATCAATGATAGTGTCTGATATAGCAATATTAAACAAATAATCTTCTTCCGAAGATAAATGAAAGCTATACATAACTGAATTGACAGTTAACAAATTTTTATGAATATAATTCTTACCTAAAGATAAAGTAAATGAGACAAATTCTATTTGTTCTTTCCAAATAGCATAATGCTTAGGATTTGAACGAAATAAAATGTCGTCACCATTTACTTTAACAGGGAGATCTTGAAATTTTATGCGCTTGGTCGTATAAATTTCAAGGGATCTCCAGTAAGAAACTAGATTCACAATGCAGAGAATAGGAAAACTTAGGGGGGAACCCATGAGTTGACCATTTCTTTGCTCTACACAGAAAATTGTTATATCATCATCAACTGAGTAAGTAAATTTAACATTCCGACTTTCGAGTTGGTCAATAAATCTATCTGCCTCAGCATTACTAATTTCATATCTAAGTTCATGTTCTGCAAGTGCAGGAGCAACAGCCTTAAAATAATCTGCTAATTCAGGAAAAAGCTTGATAGCATTATCCATAAAAGGTTTTAAAGCCTCTTTAGAGTAATGAATATCAAGCCCATCAGTAGCAGCTTTATAGTCACCGGAAACAAAATCAGTAAACAAAAGATTTTGCTTAAGTTTTCTCATTAGTACAATCTCTTGTCTTATCAACTCATGTAGGTGATAAGGGGCTAAAGGCTCCTTTACAAGAGAGAATTGAGAAAACCTTCCAATGTGACCCCATAAGGCTTGTTGTAGCGGTTTTGCAGCAAAATAAAGTTCAGCAGATCCAACAGTTATTGTTCTAACCTTTAAAGGCTCAGGAAGAGCAACTACTCTATCAAGAGGAAGTTCTCCTAATTTAGCTTTGAATAAAAGTTTTGGGATAGTTTGTTTGATAATACTTTGGGGTGGAAGTGAAAGACCACGGAAAGTATGAAGCTGACCATTATTTTCATGTATTGATAATAAGTCCTCGTTAATTCGAGGTGGATGATCCATATGTCTATAAATAGACTGTTGGGAATCATCATATTCTACATGATCATGAACATTTTTATAAAAATTTCTTTCAAAGGGAGAATTATAATCTTCTACTAAATTTAATGGATGCAAGACATATTCGCGTTGAATAAGTCCGATTTGCCCACCTTTAGAGCGCTTTAAATCATAAGCCCCACTTGAAGATGGTACCCATTTATTTGAGAAGATATAATCAGGTGATATAACAAAGGTACGTGCTATAGAAGAAACCATACGCAAGAAATCAACATCAAAAAGTTGAAATTCTAAGCGCTGTTTCTCAAAAGGAGAAACAAAGGTCTCTTCTTCCTCCATAGCATCCCCCCAATTTAGAGTTGACAGATGTTGAGCTTCTTGCTCTAAACTTAAGTCATAATCTAATTTGTTTTGATTATATTTTGATTCCTTTGAAAGAATCTCAGCATGACTTATAAGAGAATCTAAAATAAATGATTCTGGTACCTTATAAGCTGCTCTCTTAACCCCCTGTAAAAGGCCAAGCATAAAAGAAGTATTCTTTTGGTTAAAAGAATACACCCGATTCCGTATAAATTTTTTAAGACGTCCGATAAATAAAAATCGACGCTCAAATGGAAATTCATTTGGAATAGGTGGTAAATCTTCTTGATGCATATATTTAGCCATTGGAAAGGCAGTAATATATTTTGCATACTTGACAAACTTTACAGGAGATAAACTTGATAACCAAACAAAGGCTTCCAATAGGTCATTATAGAATGGCTTATCAGCAAAGTCTGGATAACTATCAAAGAGGACTTCTAAATACCCAATAAAAAAGTATATAGAAGAAATCGATGAAGGCGAATCAAGTTTATAGAAAAGTGTTTCCTTGCTAATGAAAGCAGGATTTCCAATTTTATAACCTCGTTGTTGGGAGAACAACTTAGGGCTATAAAGAAACTTCTTTTCTAAATCTGTACAATCTCCCGGGCGTACACTCCTTAATAATGAAATTTCATTATACTTCAGAGAGAAAGCAATGCTTTCTATAGAAGTTGATGAAACAAAATAAGGAGTTTCACCTGTACTACCACCGCGGTAGTGCACGGCGTCTTTAAGCTTATCTAAGTCAGATAAAAGTAAAGAACTTTTTTTGACTAACCTCTGTACAGTGAGATCAGCCATGGCATCGCTGCCAGGGATAGACTCTTCTATTCCGCTGAGCTTGCGTGACACATTTTTGGTTTTTAAGGAATTATTAGATTCCAGTGTGGTTCTACCCACTCTATCTTTGTTTTCGGACATTGATTATAAAAC